CTTGGGCATCTGCCACAGTGGCAAATTTAATAGGGACTGTATCTTTGGGGTTTTCATCTGTGTAGAGTCTCCTTCCTGTTCCTTTCGGTTTCTTACCTGTTCCGACTTTAGGGTCTTTCTTCTTCATTTCTTTTTCTTCTTCTGTCCGTTTCTTGCTCTGTTCTTTGAGGGGCTTTCTAACTTTGTGCCATCTTTGTTTGAGCCACCTTTACTTAACATCTTATTGTGTGACACATCTTTACCTTTACGACTGATGCCCTTTTTATCATAGGCTCTCCTAGCACGTTGACGCTCCATTCTGTCAGGGTGTTCGCCACGCTCCTTCTGTTTCTTATATTCTTTTTTGTAGGGTCTAGGTGACTTCGTGTACGGCATCAATTACTCCCATTGTATACGCACTCTACGACGGCACAGTGTCTACGGCATAATCCACTAGGTCGTGCGTTCCATGTATCGTTATCATGTGCAACTTGCATACGATCAAAACTAGCTAACCATTTATCCCATAGGTCTGTCAACATATCTATTGTGTATTTTGCTTTTATAAACTTATTTGCAATCACGTACATCAAAGCCGCGTTGACTTGCTCTACTTCAGGAAAGTGCTTAAATGTAGCCATAGCCATAAGTTCCAGTTGTCCTTTGTCTGCGTACTCTGCGCTTCGTCCAGTCTTATAGTCTACCACCCATGCTTTTGTGCCGTCAACTATTACTAAATCTGCTATGCCACGCCACCACACGTTCTTGTCCTTGAACGTACAAGGCTCAAGCTCTGCGGTCAGACCCATACGCATTTCTGTAAACTTGTTACCCTGTCTACGTCTAAGTGCTTCCAGGGGGCCTCTGAGAAAGGCGAACCTATCTGGTATTGGTGTGCCATCACGTATGAAGTCTTCCGCTACAGCGTGTAACTCTGTGCCATAACGCATAGCTTCTGTGTACGGCTCTTTGTAGTCCTTTGCTATTTTCATATGGTAGAACTGTTTGGGGCATTGTTCGAACGCCTTTATTCTACTGTATGACCACGGTGCTATACTCATTAGTGACTAGTCTCACTGACATCCGACTTATCTTGCCACGTAACTTGTATTCTTAAACCACCTAAAGTTGTTACCTCTACTCTACTTGTAAACCCATCTTCATGACCGCATTTCCAACACATAGTTTCAAACTCTGCCATACCCACACGTTCGAGTGATTTATGTTTGGTAAACTCTGCAAAACCTCCACACTTTCTACAATCTGCCACGGTGTTCATTATTTGCGCCACCGCCTCCTCAGATTTAGACTCTAGTATAAATATTTCAGTTATACCTCGTAAGCTAGCGCGATCTGCATTGTGTTCTTTACCAAAATCTATTTTGGGCATGTCTTTAAATTTTTTAGCTTTCATTCACATTCTCCATAAGATTTTCCTTTACCCGATTCGCAATCTATCGGTAAACCCTCTGCCCATTCTGGTGGCTGACGCATACATTCTTCGATGTATTCTTGTGCCTCGTCCACTTCCTCGTCTTTAACACAACACGCAATACTGTCATGTACTGTCAAGACAACTCTATACCTCTTTGCTATTTGTAGCATTTGTTCTCCAATTATGCAACGAGCTATGGCTTGGCACACATTCTCTATTATCTTACCACCATATATCCGCACACGACCACGCCTTGTCTTGTAGTCAAACTCCACGCCTTTGTCCGTAGTAGTAAATTGTAGATCGTCGTAACGTAAATGTAATCCAGAGGGCAGAAGTATCTTACCATCTTCTACAAACAAGACACCATACAAACCAAACGTGTTACCATCTTTCAGGAACAACTGAGCATCACGCCACAGTTTATTTATCTTGTGATTTGTTTCTCTATATATCTTTATTACACGTCTTGCTTCATGTAGCTCCATGTCGAATCCAAATGTCTTGAGTTGGTCTTGAAACTTCTGCGCCCCCATACCATACCCTGCACCTAGAATCGTAGTCTTACCAACAAATCGCTGATCTTTGGTAACATCGCCCTCCGCTACACCGTATATACGTGATGCCATTTTCTTATATACATCTTCACCCTTGGCAAATGCTTGGGTCAAATCGTCCTGTTCGGCAAGCCATGCTAACACTCTTGCCTCTATCTGGGCAGAGTCCGCGTCTATTATAGAGTATCCTTGTGGTGCAATTATGCCACGCTTTAGCATGTTTGCGTTCGCTCCACGGCTCGGTAAGTTCTGTAGATTTATCTTATCATCACCGCCCCAACGTCCTGTGTGAGCCGCGTAATACCTAACAGGCACAGGCAATAAGCCACGTTTGGCTATGTCGATGAACCTTTGTGTTCGTGTTTCTTCGAGTGTGCTTTTATTACCCAACCTGGCTGCAACAAGTGATTGGACTCTCTCGTCCTGATGTGTTAACAGGTGTTTAAATCCTTCGTCCGACTTCGCAAAAGCCCATGTCTCTTTACCCGTGGTGGGGCTTGTCTTCTTAGGAGGTGATATATCATACGCAGCAAGCAGCTTCGCAAATTTATCATTACTCATCAGATCTTCTTTAGACGCACGAGCGTCCATCAAAAGTTCTTCTTTACGTTGACGTGTTTGGCTGAGATGATCTTCCAGTAAATCTAGATCTAGATCCAAAACAGGCTCTACAAACATACGTAGTGATAAGTCAATAAGCTTAAGTTCTTTCTTTGGAAAGCCTCTTGCCATGATTGTAAACAAGTCGTATGTCAAGTCCACATCATTGACAGCATAGTCGCCCAAACGTCCTAGTTCTTCATCGGTAAGATCTTGTCTGTGTTTATCAAGGGTGTTCTGTATTTCGTCGCCCTTCTTACCTACGCCATATTTTTGTGACAAGGCTTTTAGTGAAACACTGGTTTCAACTCCGTCTACGGCTCTCGCTATACAAACTGTATCAGTATAAGCACGAGGTTTAATATCAAATATCCAAGAGAGGATAGCACCATCAAACATAGTATTGTGAGCCAATACCATCGACCTATCCCAGTCGAATGTTTGTAAGAATGTCTTAAGTTGTTCCTGTGTACCACTTGCCCACTCCGTTTCTCCGTTGTTTACCTTTATAGCGACCCCAAGAACTTCGAACCTAGGGTCGCGTACGTATTCTTCTGTCGTCAGTTTCTTTAGAGAATACTCTTTGTTGTAGTATGTTTCAAAATCAAGAGTTATTAAGTCCACTACGCTTCTCCTTTACAGCACACTCGTATTCAATACCAACGTACGCCATGTTATCTACATAATGATCTCTCTTCAATGGACTTGTCTGTCGCCTTGCTAACTTCGTTGCCTGGTGAACCAGAGTGATGTCTCTTGCTGTAAGACGTTGTCCTGTTATGGCGTTATAGATGCGGGCAATATGTTCGTGATTGTCCACAGCATCACCATAGTCCTTGTTACGATCTGTGGCTGTAAGGCTCGATGCTTCACCAAGTAGCTGACAGCGGACAGGTGGTTTGGACTCTTGTATAATAACTTCTTTTGGTGTGCCTGACTGGTTGATTATCTTTAGGGCATAGCCGTACGATACCTTACACGCCTTCGCTACTTCTTTGGGCGTTGCAAGCCTATTCTTGAGTAGATACTTCCATACTCTTTCTTTCTTAGCACTTTTACGCATTTTGTTTTCTCCTCTTCTCTTATTTGCTTGATTAAAAAATCTCTATGTAACTTGGCATTCTCACGTGCCTTTTGTAATCTCACTTCTTCTTTTTACCTTTATTGTTAAACTGGTCGGGTTGAATGAGACCTTTTGCAATATCACGTCTTATCATCTCTTTATACTTCTTGACCACCTCTGGTTTGAAGTGACGTACTTGTCTTATTTTATCGTCTCTTGGTATGGGTTTTAATTTAAATCTATCATCTGTCATTTCATAAACTCTGGTTTTGGTAATGGTATTCTAACTTCCTTTATAAAGTTGTCTACCTCTACGCAGTTTGCTTTTCCGATTATTGGGTCACGCACTTGGTGTAGGCTCTGTGCTACATACATACATGTTTCGTGGTCATGGAAGTGAACCCTACCCATTTTTATATGGTGGTCTGTAATATCTGGAACTAATAATAGATGCAATACAAAGTAAGTTGTTTTCATGTCTCTCTCTTTCTCTTTAGTTGCCCCCCTTCTGTGAGGGGGGTCTAAGTTTTTGCATGCTCTACCATGATGAAGTCACAGGGAAGGATATATGATAGACCTGCCTTCATTGCAGTGGATTTCGATTATATTATGCGATCATGTGTCCTCAACGCTCTCACTGCTTACGTCCTACCAAGACAAAAAATATTACAAAAAACTTGGTAGATTATTCGTACTGAACTGGAAAGTCCATTTCTATTTGTTCTGATTGTGTGTCTATCCCTTTTAATATGTTTTCTATGTCCGTCATGTTATCTTCGTTAATCACACAGGCTATGCCTCCTGCTCCACCAATGTCTGATAAGTTCTTATCCTGCAATGCTGTAGTTTTGTTTTTGCCAGCCTTGCACTCAAACGCAAAGAAATTACCTCTGTGGCAACCCACGATATCGGGTACACCTCCACGTCCGTACCCACCTGTCATAGGATAAAAGTAATACGCTCCTAACTGCTTAAGTTGTTCGGTCACTTTCTTTTTTACTTTTGCTTCTGGGGTCATTGCCATCATGTCTTATCCTTACCTAAAAACTGGTTTCAAATGTGGGCAACTCGAAAGCCACCCACACTCGTTTTGTTACTTCGCACTCGTAAACCACAAAGTGCCGTTCTCTTCACGTGATAACCAACCATCACCTAACCATAAGTTACGATAGTAATTCCTCTTGATTGACTCCCTATGGTCTCTATCTATCATAGACAAGTAACCTTTGGGGTCTCCTCTTGCCTCCTCTAGCTCTTCGATATTGATTCGTTTTGGTGTCTCCATTAGGCTCTCCATCTCAAATTGAGTTAGGGGTTTCCCTAACGTATATATAGAACTCATAGTCGCTTGCTCTATACCCTATCTCTGATTTATAATCTAATGTGGGTTCAAGCATCATTAGGATTGCTAACTTCTCTCGAACCCACTTAGGTAAATCGTCTACACTCTCATACCACTCTTTTAGTCCACTGTCAACACAATAGATACCTAGACATGATACATGGACTCTTTTAGTGTTGGGGTCTATCTTTACTTGGTATAACGTGTAATCTTGTGTGCTATCGTGATACATAGAACATATTGTCTCTAACCTTGTAGCCCACATCATCAACAAAAGTATCTTGCTCTAACACGTTAAGAGACATTACCCTACCCTTGAGCTGTTCAGGCAGAGTGTCGGCATCATACTCTGTGTGTTGCATGGTTTTCCAATCTGGTGATGAGATAACTTGAGCGTCATCTATCTCAATGACAATATAGGTTTCTTTACCCCACTTGATGTACGCATACACAAAGTATAAGTCCAAACGCTTTTGCTTATCCTCCTCATATAGTTTACGTTTGGCTACCATATCCACA